TGACATCAAGATTTCCGACAGTGATTCAAAAAATCAGATATATGCATTTCCATTGGTTATTGATAAGAAAAAAATGTGTGGTGGATTTACTGAAGAAAGAGTAGCTCCCCTTGTTTTAAGTAATTCACTACCGGAACCATTTCCTGAACTCACATTAGTTGATGATTTCATTAACACATTTTTTACTCAAAAAAATCGTGCTTATCTTGCAAATATGTTAGCAGAACAATCATCAGATGGTTCACACATTTGGATTCCGATATCACCGATAGATTCTGTTCTTTCATCAACAGATATTGCAAGTCCATATACTGGAATCGACAATACAGATGGTGGGTCACAATTTCAGCCAATAAATGATAAGAGTGATGTAAGACTTAATCAGGTATTAAGTATTATGTTAAAAAGATATTACATATTAACCCAAGCCATCATTCCTAACAGTTTTTATTCCAATACACAAACAGCACTTCGTGATTCATACATTAAATTATATAGTTCATCAGAAGCAAATAATCTGGCAATATCTATTACTGAAAAAAAATATGGTGATAACATACAAGCGATAGCTCGAAGCTGGAGTACAGACCCAACAGCGTTTTACGATTATCTTGAAGCTAACTTAAATATTTGGTATGACTTCACAGAAGAACAACAGAAGTTTTTCCCGGTATCGGGAAACGACCCAAGTGTTGGAATAAATGCTTATGTCGATAAAACCAACCCCAATTATGTGGGTCTTGAAATAAACGATAAAGTGATTTACGAAAGAAAGGGTAAGGAGGTTAGCGATAATCCTATTGATATCTTTCAAGAGGCACAAAAAACTGGTATAATTCAACAGATATTAAGTAGTAACACCCCAGAGTTCTTTTTTAGTTTTACTCAAGAAAACGTATTATATCTTAAAGACATTAAAGTTAAAAATCTTAGGAAGACAAGAAAAGAAGATGCTGGTGAACACATTGGCAGCACGCAAGTCGATACAAGATTTTTAGCTTCTCGTGGTACGATTAAAACACGTAAACCAACGACTCCTGAAACCTCAGATATTGTATTATTAGGTACTACTGTTGGTAGTGTTCTTGGTAGTAAAAAATATAAAATTCCTGCAATTAATGAACTTTTAGATAATGGAAATGCTGGGTTTTGGGGTAGTCCAACTACAGACGCAAAGAGGCTGAATGCATTTGAAAATGTTGTTGATACTTGGGTAGATGAACTGAGTGATAATGATGACGCTATTTCTGCTTCAACCATTTTTTCAAACAGTAAACTGACTGCATTAATATATATGTCTAATTTTGGTTGGACACAAGGCGTACATAATAGATATTTTCAAAAACTAAATGAGTTGATTTTTGATAATCCATCAGTAATTGATGTTCCAAAATTCCTGCCATTTTATATGGGTGCATTGGTTGATGCGGAAAGAAATGGTTGGCTTAATGATATTAAAGAATATTTTACTGGAACAGCACAAGGTGGTCAACTTTTACGGAGTTCTGGATTATATATCTTTGCGGATTACCATGATATAAATACGTTAATGGCTACAAAAGATAAGGACGTGCTTCAGTCTTACTTTCTCGATTTTTACAACGAAAATTTCAACACCCTCAGAGACAATATGGTTAGGTTGTTTGATGAAGTTCAAACAGAAGTTGCAAACGGTACTAAGAAAAAGAAGGCATATGAAACGTTATTAAGTAATAAGTATTTCAATGCCACTGTTGGGGTGTTCTTGGGGAGAACTTCTATTATTAATTATGGTCAACACACTTTTAATAGAGAAACTGATAATAAAATTGGTTATCAGTCTTTGAAGAGTCTAAACGAAGAACCAAAGGTTGGTAGACAACTTTCTCCAAAAGAAATTAACGACAAATATTTTAAGGCGTTTTTTACTTCATTAGCATCAGCAATTGTTGATAAACAAAACGTTGAAAAGAATGAACGAGAAGCGAGTAATAAATTAAAAGGTGATGAAGATATCATGACCCAAACGTATTACTCATTTAAAAACATTAATGATAAATGGCTTTCAACTCCGGTGCGTACAAACCCAAAGGGTTACCCGTTTAATGAACCCAATAAGAATCTAATCGATTCGTTTGTGTTTGTTGATAGAGCTATGAACCCTGCTGGAAACACAATTATTAATCCTGAGATTCTGATTGATTTATTTGATGACCATAATGTATCGGTTTTTGGTGTATTAACGCAATTATTATCATCAAATGGGTTTAACTTTTTCCCGATTCAGAACTTTATGACGCACAGTAGAGAAAGCTGGATTGATTCATTTAAAGTTAGTACCAATACAGAGGTGGATTATAGTCCTTCTTTTGTATGTATGTATATTGGTGGTGGTTCAAGTTATCCCACAGGCATTCGTAACGGGTTTGTTGATGATGGAATTATTGATATTACAACAACAAATGCTTTGGATTTTAAAACAAAGAAAGAATGTGAGGATGCGGATAAGGAAGCTGATAACCAAGAAGAAAATAATACTGCAAAAGAAGCTTTTAGAAATGTTAGGGCATTTAGGGTTAAGTTTGGTGAACAAAACCAGTCAATGTTTAAAGACATTAGTATTGAAAGTAAAGAATATCCCGAAACCAATGAAAGTATTGAAATTCTTTCAAGAATATCTGGTGACAATAAATTACAAGCACCAATACCAAAAGGACAGAACCTCTATAATTTATATGAAAACAGAGCATATAAGGCAACTGTTACTGGTTTAGGTAATGCAATGATTCAACCAACACAATATTTTCAATTAGATAATATCCCGATGTTTAATGGTGCATATCTTATTTTAAATGTTGAACATAATATCGTACCCAATAAAATGACAACAAAATTTTCTGGAACCAAAATTTTGCAATTCCCGATTCCCAGAGTATTGGATTCGGCAGCGTTATTTGGTTTTGGTGGTGGTGAATCCCATCGTACAAAAGCTTCGGAAATGTCTGCTGCTGATGCTGTCACTGGTGCAGTAGCAATAAATATGTCACCGGGAAGATTAGAAGAATTAGATTCTGTTTATGGTATTGATGTGTCACATCATCAAGGCACTATTGATTGGAATCAAGTCACTACTAATCACAATGACCCAGAATACCCGGAAGTTAAGTTTGCAATTATAAAAAGTACCGAGGGAAGAACATATAACGACCCACTTACAAAAAAACACGCAGATGGTGCAAAAAGTGTTGGCATAAAAATAACATATTATCACTACGCATATCAATATAGTGGTAATGACCCGGTTACAAATGCCACTGAACAAGCAAATCAATTCCTTGGTTCGCTTACAAGTCTACCCACACCGGATTTCCCACTTGTATTGGATATGGAAGATTATAATCATGATGGTGTGGTTAGAAAATGGTCAGTTGTTAAAACAAATAATGACACATGGATTAACACGTTTATTAACGTACTTAAAGACGCAGACTATGATACCATCCTATATGGTGGAAAATATTGGTTTGAGGGTAACACAAGTGATGATTTTGGGGATATTCCATTATGGCATGCACAATATCCTAATGACCCAGAAATGTCGAACCCCAATATTGCAAATGGATGGAAAAATTGGACTGCATGGCAGTTTAGTGATTTCGGAAAAGTTACTGGTGTTAAAAGTCCAAAACTTGACGTTAATGCGATGAGAAAACGTTACTTCGATTCATACAACGCATAAATTATAACAAGCCTTTTTTCAAATCATGGAGACCGATAATGTCATCATTAACGGTTTCCTGATTATAAACCATTTCTTTTATCTTCTGAATTGCTTTGGCGATACTGAGTTGAGTACTATTTTCTTCATTTACACCTTCAAGTATTGCAAGACTTTCGGTTTTCAGGGTTTCCAGAAGTTCTTGTTTTTCATCGACACTTGATTTAATCAGGGTCTGAAGTAATTTCTTGTCATCTTCCTCAAGAACAGCGTACTTTTCGTTGAATTTCTTAACAGCGATTTCAATAACCTCTTCATTAATAGGTGTGGCTTCAACGTTTTCAAGAAGTGCTTTCTTCGGGGTCTGAACATGTTCTAAGACCTTGACAAAAGCTTCATGCATTTCATCAATATCCTTATTATTGTGGGTTTCAAGTGTCTCATTAATCACAGTATCAATTGCTTGATATAAATTGAATCTGTCACTATCGGCTTTATCGTAAAACAGGGGAATGCTTTCACCAATAAACTGCTTTAATTTTGCACGTTCTGCATCAATTTCTTCGATGGTATATATTTCAAACAACTTGATGTGTTCATCAATATAATCTTTTGCAAGTAACTCGTTCTCAATGCATTTACCCCCAATATTGTTAAACACTTTGAATTCCAGTTGTAGAACAGGCGAAGTCTTCACAACATTAAGTAATTCATTGATTTCTTCTTTGGATTCAGTAACCATTTCATTCTTGAAATAAGAATCCCTGAGTTTGTTTGAAACCACCAAATTTACAATTCCTATGTTGACATTTTTCATAATGATTTAGCTCAATTTAATATAAATACTATAATTACACATAAACGCTACAATAAATTAGTCTTCCAATTGAATATCCTCGATATTCTCGATTTGAAGGTCATCGGCTTCATTAATGACATGTATTTTGTTAATACTTTCACTATCAACCAACAACTCATCGATTTCATTTATCATTTCCTGTGCGTTCTTGTTCAGGTTCTCATTGATATCATTGTTTTCATTGATAACCTTCTTGTGATTTTCTTCGTTTTTATGCACAGGTTCTTGGCTACTCCCATAAACCAATTTTTCCACATGTTTATTAAAGTCTTCTTCACTTAATCTATATTGACTTTCCATCATTGGGGGAGCACCCACAGCACCACCTCCAAGACCAGCACCCACATCAGGAGGCGCACCCATTTCAGCAGGTCCACCACCAGCAGGTGGTAATCCACCACCTTCACCAGCTTGGTCACCTTCTTCACCGGGTCCAAGTTCTTCGGGATTCATTTGGTCTTCAGGTAAGCCGAATCTCTTGTCGATATCCGAAAATAGTCCAGACTTTTTAATGGTAACCGGAGAATCAGCAAGTTCTTGCATAACAACCTTCTCCATTTTCTGTTGTTTAAGGTCTTCGACAATCTCCCTGTCAGTCATATTAAATAACATACGTTTCGCACCTGTGTGTGACATGGCAGCAATACCACCGTCACCACGAGTTAACTCACTATATGTTTGTGATTTGTCACGCATCAACTCAGACTTCAATAATTCTTGCTGTGTACTTGGATTTGTAAGTGTCAACATAAAGCTATTCAAATCCTCACCAGTATAACCCAATAAATAAAGATGAATCATTGCCATCTTATTGAGTTCTTGAACCATCGCCTGTTGAATGCGATTTATTTTCTTTGCAAAACGAATATCATATTGCGCTAAATTTTTTCCACCACCAGCAGCATCTTGGAAACTAAGGAATGGCTTTGGTACGCCAAGACCTACGAATAGATTATCCCTAAGATATTCAATATCCTGAATCTGGTCAAGATTCGAAGCACCCGCAAGTGTTTCAACACCTGATTGGGTGTTTGCGTTTCTTACGGGAAGGAAATAATCTTCGTCATTACCCAAAATGTTGAAACGATAATCAATTTGACCATCATTTGGTGCTACTTGTGCAACTTTTTTGAATTTTGTCGCAACTTTCATTATATATTCCTCGATATCTTCTTCATCGATGTTACCAACATCAATTTTGAATACCTTTTTCTCACCAGCACGAATAATACGATAGGTAAGCATTGCGTCTTCAGCCATTACAAGCTGACGGAATACTCTACGAACTTTATTTAAGATTGATGAACCATATGGCAAGTACTTATCATCACCCAATAACCTAAAATGTGCGATTTCGAAGACATTGAATTCATCACCAGTCATTCTTTCCTTGAACATAACCAGTGGTTTACCATTTTTGATTCTTTCGAACCTCTCGATTTCGTAATTTACAAGTTGTTTTACGTGCGTAATACCCTTTTTTCTTTCACCATATAACAGAACGAAATTATCACCATATTTAACGGTATTTCTTACCCAGAATGGCAGGTTGACATTGACATTAACAATATCGTAGAAGAATTCTTCCAGTATCTTCTTGATTCTCTCTTTATTGGAGAAAATATTAAGCATTTTACCATTTAAACCAATAGTTGTAGCTTCTTCCATGAATAAATCCAATGCTGATGAAATAATTGGATAATATTCCATGCCTTCATAGTCGATATATGCTGGGAGTCTGGCTGCTTCGTATTGAAGTGCTTTTTGGAAGCCTCTGTCTGTAGTTCTGAAGAATTTACCTTGGAGTTCACGTTTCTGCTCCAACTCCAACCCTTTTTTATGAATTTCTTCCGGTGTATTGCCCTTTATTATGATTTTTGACTCCTTATCGGGGGTGATTGAGGGTATTTCGTCTTGAAACCCAAAACCATCAAGATTCAATAGCTTATTGAGTTGTTGATATATCGTGCCTCTATTTTCGTTGTCAGCCATTTTATAATTTATTATAGTTTTTTATAAATACTATGATTTTATCGAAAAGTTCATTTTAATGATAAATACTTTCTATCTTCTCTTTTTCTCCTTCAGTCCACTAAATAACCATTCGTTTGCACCGTATGGATTAAGTTGTGATGTACTGTTAGGTGATATCATTGGTTTGTATTTCACTTTATTTCTGGCTTCAATGTCTTTTATGTCGTGTACCGTCATAATGGCATTCAACATTTTTTCGGCAATTCCCTTACTTTGTTTGAATCTTGCCATGTCAAAATTCAATACATATAAACCAAGAGCAAGTCCCATAACACTGTCATCGTGGAAGCTACGTTTATGGTCAGCAACACGGTTTCCAGCCACTGTAACGAAAGTTTTTAGTTCAGTTAACAATCTGATTGACCTGATAATAACATCCTCTAAATGAATAGCTCTTTGCATTTCGGTAAGAACAGATGGACGGTTATTACCAATGAAGAAACCGGGGATTAAATCTACGTTCGAAATACTGCCATCGGGCATTGTTTTCATACCCTTTTTAATGTAACCCTGTAACCTATCTCTTGTTGGTTTATGTGGAATCTCTGAATGATGAACGTTTTCATATCCAATATCAAATAATTTTTCAACTGCTTGTACACCATATCCACCTGTAACATCAACAACAGCATATGCGTCATTATATTTCTTTCCATATTGATACGCAATTTCACCAAGCATCTGTGGTGATACTTTACCGTAGTATTCGGCAACCTGTTCAACTTTATGTCGTTTTCTTTTAATCTTTTTCTTCTTGCCGTTTTTTATTATTTCCTTTTCTTCAACAACTTCAACGGTTTTTAATATATTAACTGTTGAATAATCTTCTCCGTGTCCTGATGAAGCATCCAATGCCATTATATATTGTTCACCTTCAATTGGGTCTTCGAAAATCCACATGTTCATATCCACGTATTCCTGACGAATTGGTGTCCTGATTTCATGTTCTTCGATTCGCTTCATATATTCTTCAGCAATGAAGTTGTCACCTGAACCCAAGAAAGAACATAGTAATTCCTGTGCGATTTTTCGCATATCGCCTTCAGCATCCATCACCTGTTCTTCGAACCACGGACTGCTGGCTTCCCAGCCGTCATCAACCATCTCAAGTCTTCGTTCAGAACTCCAACCTTCGTCAACCCATTCTTTTTGATTTTCTTTCCCCTTGTTTTTCAACCAAACCAAATTCAGATTATATCTTGGGTCATTATACCACCAGAGTTCAACCGCAGTAAAATTGTTTTTCTTTTTACGTGCGCCTTGGAATATCTTGTAGAAAACAGCATCAAGTCCAGAAGGTGTACTTACCATAATGGCTGCACCACCCGTTTGTAGAGTAGGACGTGCTGCAAGCCAAAACGCATCTCCTTTCTCGGTCCATGCGGTTTCATCCCAGAAAATCAGTGTTGGTGTGTAACCACGCAATCCACCTTTTGCTGAGAACGCACCAATACTTGAATTGTTATCATATCTTTTTAATTTCTGAGTATCTTTGAATTTATCCTCGGTTTCCTTACCAGTTTTGGGTCTTATATAAGAAGGACATGAATTAATGAATTCAACCACATCATTCATTAATTCATCTTTTGCAGTTTCCAGTCTGTTAGCAATAATCGCAACACCCCTGTTTTTATTGAACATAATATACCACGCAATATATGCACAGGTTGTTGTTGAAACACCAGCCTGACGATATTTATTGGCAATTACGAACCTATTTTTTTGATAGTTTCTAATTAATTTTTTTTGGAAATCGAAAAGGACAAAAGGTACAATACGACCATCAACTCCTTGAGTCTGGTCAAAAATCGTAAGATAGGTTTCAATGAAATAAATCGGATTCAAGGCACAACGACTAATTTCATTTTCCTTTTCTTTATATGTTAACTGACTGGCTTTCTTTATACTACCATCGGCAACAGTAATCATTGCCTCGATAGTCCCAGATTCTTTTCTTAGCTTAATTGCCTTTTTTCTGGCTTCGGCTCTTTGGTGTTCGTTCTGTTGATTATATGGAATCAGGGGTATGTGTTCGGGAAACTTCTCTTCCTTTTTCTTCCCCTTTTTCTTAGAATCATCTTCTAAATCAAGGTTCAAATCTATATCAGTACTCATTTATAATCATTTATAATAAATACTGTATTGATTGAAATAGCAAAGCACGGTACATATCTCGACATACCGTGCTTCGATTTCCTTCGCCCAAATGGAGCGATGAACTTAATTATTCAAACTTTATTGAAGACGTTTCTATGAACTCATTATCCTTCAATATTATTTTTTTTGTGTTCAGTATTTCTTTGACTTGACTCAATGTCATACCGTAATGAAAAACCATCAAGGCAATGTCATCATCATCTTCCTGACTACTTCCGAACATTTGTTCATAATCACTATAGCCACTTACACTTCCCTCTTCTTGCTTCCCGGTTTCATACGCCAATGCGTGAATGGTATAAACACCATGCATATATGGTCTGTCAACGGCTTCATGTAAACAGAATAAGTCAAACGTACTGGTTTTTAGATTGATAATCTTATTAACATAATCTTCTTCGGGGGGCATTGCATTATCACATGCTGGGTTCTTATCCCACATCCAGAGTTCTATATCAATATTTGATTCATCAAGCGAAAATATGAATTCGTATAATCCTTCGCTTTTGGAAGTATATCCGATTTTCAGAATATAAATTAGTTTTAATTCATTATCACCGTAATCCATAATATGATTTCTCTATAAATACTGCGCACCGCCAAAATCAGAAGAAAGAAATACCATAATCTTCACGGATAACAGATTCAACAATTTTTAAGACCCGTGAGTATATTTTCTCGACCTTATCATATTGCTTTTGATAATAAATCGAAACGATTCTGGCTATAACCCCTAAACCAAACACACATAAAGCCAATAATGGTGATTGAATGAACCAAATAGCCAAACCAAGAAATGACCACGATACCATACTTGCGATTTTTGCCCTGCTGAAAAATACGTGCAGGTCGAGTTCACGTTCTTTAATATAAAGTCTTCGGTATTCGAAATCTTGCTTGGATAATGAAAGCTCGTGAAGTTCATCATTCTTCCTTTCACCTCTTCGAAGTTTAAGGGTGTCGTATATTTTAATTTTATTCATCATATTTTGATATACGAAAAACTTTCAACAATATTACAAAAAAAAGCCGAACAATTACGCTCGGCTTTAATAATTTATATTATTTTAGTTTATCCTAATGCACCTGTATGAGTAACTGGTTCATAAACGACTCCTTGTTTACCAAGCCTCAATTTACCCAAACCTTGTCGGTCATTAGCTGCTTGTTGGAGGATATTGAATTTCATCTCGGCTGGAGTTCTTGAAACATAAGAACTAACGCCTGTCGAGAATTTCATGTCATCACCGAATGTCTGATTCAATGCATTATTTAGTCCAGCATCGTCTTCAACGCTTAGTGTTGATAACATTTGCTTGAGTTGTCTTTGTTTTTTCAAACGACCTTCGATGCCCTGACCCATCTTTCCCATTGTATTTGAAATGAAATCACTAATACCTTCTTCCATTCCACTTTCATGTAATGCAAGTTGTTCAGAAATCATTTTTTCGAGTTTCAGTAATTTAGCGGATTTCTTGTTTTCATTCAGACTTGGCTTTACGATTCCAAGTTGTTCTTTAATGCTTTGACGAATATACTCTCTGACCTTTTGTTCAGCTTCATTCATCACAACATTAACATTACCCGGAGTTACTTCAACAGTAGTTACTGGAGCACCATCTGGTTTAACAACTCCACCACCCATTGATTGGAATCCAGCACCAAACGTTGGTTCAGCAGCAGATACTTCATCTCCATCAGGTTCTTCAGCAGATACTTCATCTCCATCAGGTTCTTCAGCACCTTCTTCTCCTTCAGGTTCTTCAGCATCAATATCAATTCCTTCAATATCTTCACTAAGTTTTTCGATTCCAGTACCGTCAATTGGTTCTTCAATTGCAATTGATTCGCCTTCTTGCATTTCATCTTGCACATTAGGTTGTACTTCAACGCTATCAGCAGGAATGTCGGATTCATTTACTGGTTTTTCAATTCCAGTCATATCGATTGGTTCTTCAATAGCGATTGAACCGTCTTCAGCAAGACCTTCGGCTGTTCTGTACTTATCAAGGTTAGCAACGCCAGATTTACCACTAACTTGGTTTTTAATAGTCGTTAAGATACTCTGAACATCAATTAATGGTTGTCCAGCTTTTTTAGCATGATTGTTTACAGCAGCAACTTTCTGTCCTAATTGAGCAGCAACTTTCTCAAGTTTACCAAGTGCAGCGTTTTTCTCGCCAGCGTGATATGTATGTTTTATATCAGTTCCTGCTTGTTGTACGCCCTTTACAACTTGTTGTCCAGCATCTTTAACACCAGTCCAAGCATCTTGAGCACCCCTTGCAATTCCCTGTCCAGCTTTCTTAGCCATATGACCAAGACCACCAAAAAGTTCGTTGATTTGAGCAATACGGTCTTCGTCACTTGACTCGTTCATTTCATTTGCGAATGGTTCAACTTGATTTGCAAATTCGTCATGTCCATAATCACCTTTAAGTTTTTCAAGAATTTCAGGTGTAATAAATAAAGCGATTGCTTTAAAATCTCCGTCATTCTGACCATCAGCATGTGCATTGGCATAACCACTAATAACATTTGACATTTCTTCATCATCCGCACCCATCATTGACTCAGCATCATGTCCTCTTGAAACAGCGTATTCTGGGAATCCACCGCATTCAGCACATTCTTCTTCTTCAATACTGACATCCAAATCATTAATATCCAGTTCACCTTCTTCTTCAATACCCATTGCATCGTCTTGAGGTATTGAATCACCAATAGCTGCTTGGTCTTCGGCAGGAACTACTTTAAGAATCATGTCAGCAAGTTCTTGTCTGTCTTCAATATCAAGTTCTGCCATTTTATTGTCACCACCACCTTCTGCGGGAGCTTCATCTGGAATATCATCTACTGGAGCATCCATAGCCATTTCTTCTTCACCTTCGGTAAGCGTTTCACTTACACCAGCACCTTCACCCTCTACAGGTAAAAATGCCGAGAGAAATCTGTCAAGTAACCATTTCACCTCACCCTTATCCAAATCAGCATCTTGAATTTCTTTTGCAACACCTGAAACACTTTTTTGTAATTCGGTTGTGCCTTCATCATCTTCTGGTGCTGCACGTTCTATGTCATCAACAGGCATTCCTTCTTCAT